CAGGTCACCTCTGGCGACCTCTACTTCGGCAACTTCAGCGACCTCCTCATCGGGATGTATGGCGGACTCGACATCACCGTCGATCCGTACACCTCGTCGAACACTGGGACGGTTCGCATCGTCGCGCTCCAGACCGTGGATGTCGCGGTTCGTCACGCGGTCTCGTTCGCGTACAACAACGACGGCGTCTGATGGTCGTGAAATGGAATGGGGGCGGCTTCGACCGCCCCCAATCTTACCCGGAGGGAACCATGCCTTATCTTGTTCTGAAATCGTGTGTCTATTCTGGAGGCGTCTTGAACGCTGGAGACATCGTCGAGATCAGCAATAAAGAGGCGGCGTCTCTTGTTTCGATCGGCCGCATTCAGCCTCACGACGGCCCTATCGTCGTTGCCGAAGAGGTCAATCGGATGGCTGCTCCGAAGTCGAAGCGGAGCAAGTAAGATATGGCCCTGCCGCTGCTAACAGATCTGGCGACGATCTTCATCGCGGACGAGTTTGGCGTTTCGATCACTCGTTACACGGCAGGGTTTTCAGCTTCGAGCACCTTCGTCGGGATCTTCGACAACGAAACGATCCCGGTGGATGCCGGCGGCTATGTCTCGGTGCATCAAGAGCAGCCGAGAGTGACGTGTAGAACCTCTGATGTCAGCGACATCAAAGAGGGTGATGTTTTCGTGATTTCTGGCGTTGAATACATGGTCAGGCACTGGGTGCATGATGGCACCGGAGTGACCGTTGTCGGCCTGGAGAAGGCATGATGTCGCACGTCAGAAAGCAGATCAGAGACAAGGTTGTCGCGGTCCTGCTCCCGGCTGTCACGCTGGTGAAGCGCCGCATCTATGGATCTCGGGTCTATCCGTTAACTGCGACGAACATCCCGGCTGTTCTGGTGTACACCAGGAGCGAGTCGAGCGGGCTGCTATCTTTCGGCAGTTCAGTTTCGTCTGACCGGATGCTGTCGCTGTCGATCGACGTTTACGTCAGGGCTACAGAGGCTTTCGACAATGATCTCGATGCGATCTGCGTTCAGATCGAAGAGGCTATCGCGGCGAACTTTCGTTTGGATGGTCTGGCGAAGGAATCGGTCCTGACCGGCACAGAGATCGAGTACAATGGCGATGCAGAGCAGCCTATAGCTGTCGCGCGCTTAACTTACGGCATCCGATATGTTACGACTATCGGAGACGTGGAAACGGCCAGATAGGAGACTAGGCTATGGCAACTCACGCAGGAAGCGAGGGGACCGTCAAGGTGGGCGCAAACGCCATCGCCGAGATCCGGTCGTACTCCCTCGAAGAAACGGCTGACGTGCTTGAGGACACCTCGATGGGCGATACGGCGCGGACTTATCTGCCGTCGCTGACGACGTTCACCGGGTCGATCGATGTCCTCTGGGATGAGACCGACACCACCGGGCAGGGCGCACTGACGATCGGTGCCTCGGTGACGCTCAATCTTTATCCCGAGGGATCAACGACTGGTGACACCTACTACACCGGGACGGCGATCGTCACCGGCAGGAACATCACTGCCTCGTATGATGGGCTGGTCGAGATGTCGATCTCGGTGCAAGGCACCGGCGCGCTCACGCAATCGACGGCTACCTGATGTCGGATCTTGCCAAACGGATTGCTGCCAAGCTGGCAGAGCGTGAGAAGCTGCATGTTGACGTGCCTGAGTGGGGCGAGCCGGGTCAGCCGGTTCGCCTCTACTTCGACAGGTTCAACATTAGAGACATGTCGAAGCTGCAAAGGAAGTATAAGGACTTTGCGACCAATCCGACACTTGATGCGATGGTGGATGCTATCATCGCGAAGGTGGAGGACGAGCATGGCGAAAATGTCTTCACCATTGAGCATCGCCCAATGCTGATGGGTGCAGAAGTCGGCACGATCGCTCGCATCTTCGGCATCATCTTCAGCGGTCCAAATGTTGAGGAAGCGGAAAAAAACTGAGAAGCGACCCATTTCGCTTCAACCTGATCGCGCTGGCTGATCGCTTAGGCAAGACCATCGCGGAGGTTGAGGAAATCTCCGTCGAGGAGTATGCTGAGTGGGTCGCTTTCTTCAAGATCTCAGCGGAGCGCGAGAAAAATGGCGGAAAGACTAGTCTTTGAACTTAGTGCCATTGATCGCGCGACCGCGCCCCTCAGAGCCGTACAGCAACAAGTCAAGCAAACCACTGCCGCAGTGAGAGCGCAGGCATCTGCTTACAGCAGGACGGCAGTATCAACGAACAAATGGGCGAAGGGCGCGCTTCAACAAACTGGCTACCAGCTTGGTGACTTTTTCGTTCAAGTCACGAATGGCACAAGCGCGATGCAAGCGTTTGGGCAGCAAGGCTCGCAGATCTTGGGTGTTTTTGGGCCTATAGGTGCTCTTCTCGGCGCGGCTGTTGCAATTTTTGCGGCATTCGGTGTCGCCGCTGAAAGATCTGGGGGGCAACTCAGCCAGTTTGCAGTGATCCTTGGATCATTGCAGCAACCTATGATGTCAGTGATTCAGGTCTTCAAGGATCTGGGCCTTTCTTTCGCCACTGTGTCTAAGTTCATGTTGCAGAACATAGACACGCTGATCATCGCTTTGGGATTGTTTGCTGCAAAGTTTGTCATCGTTCGCGCCGCGACGATGGCATATTCCCTGGTTATGGGGGTAGCGACAGCCAGAACGGACACATTCAAGAATGCTGTGTTTGCCGCCGGTGCTGCTTTGCGGCGGTTTCTGCCGATCGCCGCTCTACTCGGCATGGCTAAAATGATCGAACTCCTGCTGCGGGCGAAAGACGGAGCGGGAAGTTTTGGAGCCGTTTTGTCCATGCTCAAAGATGTAGCCAATGAAGTCATCGTGAGGATTTCTACTGGCTTTGCCGCGCTCGGTGACATCTTTGATGCAGTAAGTGCGTGGATCGCGCGTTCTTGGTTGAAGGCTTTGCGTACTGTCCAAGAGGCATACGCTAACTTCTTGCACAACATCGCCCGCTCGATCCCAGATATCCCTGGCATGGAAGGCATGATCGAAAGGATTTCGACGGCCGCAATCGATGCAGGGTCTAAGGTTTACGAAACCACCGCCCAGATCGACGAGTTGAACCAAAAAGGCATAGCGTCTGCGAACAAAGCTGCCACTGGTTTTGTCGAGATGACGAAGCCGCTGCAAAGCATGAAGCCGCTCTTGGACGCTATCAACTCTGGCACAAAAGAGATCGGTGATCTTAGCTTCGGGAAAACTGTTGAGGAGACTGGAAGGCTCGCAGGCGCTCTAAGCGATGCTCAGAAGAAGATAGAAGATCTGAGGCAGAACATCACCAGTTCGATGGAAGGCGCCTTCATGTCTATGGTTGATGGGACCAAAAGCGTGAAGGACGCATTCAAGCAGATGGCGCGGGATATCATCCTTGAGTTGTACCGCGTTCTTGTCGTGCAAAAGCTGGTCAATGCTATCTCGAATACGAATGCGTTCAAATCCGCGTTCAATCTTGTCACGCTTGGGATGAGGGCCAACGGTGGGCCTGTCACCACTCGCAAGCCCTACGTCGTCGGCGAAAAGGGGCCTGAACTCTTCGTGCCGAGCCGCAGCGGTCACATTATCCCGAACGACCAGATGGGTAGCAAAGGCGAGTCGATCGTGGTGAACCAGACGATCAACGTCTCGGCCGGCGTGGCCCAGACGGTTCGCCAAGAAATCAGGCAGATGATGCCGATGCTGGCCGAAAATGCGAAAGCAGCGGTGCTTGATGCCAAGCGGCGCGGCGGATCTTACGGGAGGGCCTTCGCGTGAGCATCACCTATCCGCTGTCATTGCTGACGCACACAGGCATCCGCTCGATCAGCTTCCGCGCCGTGAACTCTGTCGCGGTCAATCGCTCGCCCTTCACATTCCAGAGCCAGACGCAAGTCTACAGCGGCCAAATGTGGCAGGCTGACGTTTCCCTGCCGACGATGAAGCGGGCAGATGCCGAGCAGTGGATCGCCTGGCTGCTTTCGCTTAACGGGCAGCGCGGGACGTTCCTGCTCGGAGATCCTCTATCGACGGCCATCCGTGGCACCGCGACAGGCCTGACTGTCACGGGATCTGCCGGCGATAGCACTGTCTCGGCGACCGTGACGAACGGCCAGACGCTGTTGGCCGGTGACATGTTCCAACTCGGCAGCGGATCTGATGCCACGATGCACAAGGTTCTGGTCGCGTACACGGGGACAGGCTCGGCGACGAACCTCGAGATCTGGCCTGCTTTGAGAAAGGCTAGATCTGCCGTTGCCGCCGATCTCACCAGCCCGCAAGGCGTCTTCCGGCTCGCATCGAACGAGCAGTCATGGGATGTCGATGAGGCGTCCGCATATGGCATTTCGTTCAGCGCGGTGGAGGCCGTCTGATGTCGGTGACGATCAATTCGCCGGTCGCCGACATGGGCATCTCGGCCATCGCGCCGAGCATCAATCCTAACCGCCTGCCCAGCGCGCTCGCGACGGCTGTCGCGTCGGCCGAGGTCTTCCCGTTCTACGCGCTCGAACTGGCCTTCGACAGCGGCACGATCCGTCTCTGGACGGGCATCGGCGACAAGATCATCCACGGCGAAACCTACACCGGAACTGGCAGACTGCTCGAGATCGGTGACATCTCGGAGGTCGGCGATCTGTCAGCGCCGAACCTGACCGTGAGCCTGGCTGGCCTCGATGCTTCCATCATCAGCCTCGCGCTGACCGAGAA